CAACATCTGCCCATAATTGTTGTGCGATTGCCGCACCAGATTCTTCTTGCCTTTTGATTTCAGCATTTAATTTTTTTGTATCTGTTTTGGGGAATTTGACTCCTACCAGTTTTTCATTTTTATATGATTCCTTATGTGTTTTCAAATATGCTGCTTTGTTACCAACCAACTTTGCTTTACTACTAGCAACTAATTGTGCCAAAGAATGTGCTGTACAAAATTCAGAAAAATAACCCAACCTTGATTTTAAATCTGGATTATCATCTGCTTCGTTTAATGCCTTGCCATTCGTTATATAGTTGAGTTTCGTTTTTGCGGTCTGACCGAAAGACAATCCACCAAACGATTTCTTGATAACATTAGATACTTTTTTGAGTCCTCTCCTGACTACCTTTTTAATCCAAAGTGCAGCTATCTTAACAATGTCAATCAAACCCTCATCGATATCTTCGAGTGGTTCAAATTCTTTAAACGATTTCATGTACTATTCCTTCATTAATACAATTCTTTTACACGTATCTGTAGCATAAGTTTGGAACCACCTTGGAAAAAATGCATGAATTAAAACTACACATGCCGCTAACTCCATACGAAATGCAATACTTATTGCGTTTTTAAAATGTTGCCAACGTGTCATGTTAACTTCATCTAGATGTTGTTTACTTGCTCTGCTATACATTTTGCTTCATCCTTTGCTTTTTGTTCTTGTAACATTTTCCACCATTTAACCAACCACATAACTTTTCTTGGATGATGTGTTGGATCTGGTAATTCATTTTTAAAATATTCCATGAAGTCTTTTAGTTCTTCATCATTTTTAAAATGCTTCATGCCCTCTTCTTTCTCTTGGATCCTTTCAGTCTACTTTTCTCTGCACGACCTCTGTTAACAGATGCCTTTTCAAATCCAACAATTTTTCCATCTTTATGAGATGCATCCATCCCATCACCATTACCATAAACACCATGGTCACGTCTATATTTATTTAGTTCTCCACGGTATTTTTTCATCTTATCAGATGACTGAAACTTTTTATATTCGTCTTTATAATCGCGAAGATGACACCATTTACAACCCGCCTTTGGTTCTTTCTTTTCGATTATATCACAGAAGTCCTGGAATGTTAATACTCTGGTCATTTCTCCCTCTCCACCTTTGGTATTGGGTATTTGACCACTCCTGTACATACACCATTATCGTATGTTTCAAAATCTTCACCTAATTCTGCCATATATGACTCTTTCATAAATTTATCCTGCCTTAAAACCATCTTTAAGTTACCTTCATCGGCAACATCATCGGGGATTTCACCCATGACATTCTCCTACATAAGTTTATTTCATTAGTGCCTTTGTTGTTTTTTTAAGATCGTTTTGTAATTTCTTTGAGTCTGATATAATTTTATCAATTTGAGAAGTTACATTTTTAACCTCATTTTCATGACCAGTAATATCAATTTGGTTTTCTAATTTCCAAGCAAGGTTATCTAGGTCAGCGATAACATTCTTGACCTTTAAATTTAAATCTGCAGCATGCTGTCTATCAAGTTTCTTTGATAACTTTTGTCTAGTAGCATTTGATGCCTTTACCCTTTCTTCAATTTCTTCAAGTTGTTCTTTAAATGATTTCATTATCCTCCCCAGGATTTGATGGCATTAAAATTTGCCTGTGAAAATTCTAATCGGTCTACAAGTTTGACCGCTTTATTGGACAACGTGTCCACAGCAACAAATCCTTCTGGACCTGTGACCTTATATCCAGTTGATGTTTTAATAAATGCGGGAATGGAATTTACCTTCTCTAATTTCTTAATAATCATCATCTTAATGTCTACAACGGCATTATGCCATTCTAGAGTATGTGCAAATGTTCCAGGCATTTTACCAGAACGGAATTCTTTGAGCATGGCATCAAGTTCTGCCTGCTTTCTATTTTTACCTTTTTCACTTTTTAATTTATCAATCTTCTTTTTATAGTCAGCAGAAACAAAGTCAATAAATCCAGCAACAGCATTTCGGAGATTAGTATATTTCTCACCCTTTCTAATTTGGGAATTTATATAAACCTTAACATATTTAGCAGTAGTAGTTTTTCCAAAGAGTTTAGCCATTGATTTTTTATCGAGTTTTCTTAATTCAATAGAAGCACCTTTCAATAGTTGCCTAATAGATTTCATTTCCGATTTAGTGAATGTAGCAGTTCCCGATGCATCTTTAAAAACAGTATCAGTAAACCATACGTCTTTTTGCTTGGTGAATCCACTCATATTTACTTTAAAGTTAGCAGACAAGTCTGCAATGGTATCACCTGTATATGTTGTATGCCAAATAATTCCTGCCTTTGATTTTAGAATTGTCTTTGCAAGATCCGAATCTGTAGGCACTGCATACGTGATAGTGTTCGGAGTGAACGTAATATACTCTGTTCCATCAATCGTTTCTTTCTTTAAGTCTTCAGGGGTGTACATAAAGTCACCCTGATAAATCCCCTTCAATCCCATTTTAGGAAAATACTTTAAAGCAGCTTGTAGTTTACTATTTGGACCAGAAGGGTGGTTCTTATTTATGTCAGCTTTAGTGTAGTTTATCAGTGGTGTCTTATTAAATAGGGATTTGGTTGCAACAAAGAACTTCCCATTCTCTGGATTGATTCCTGCAATGACTGCTGGAGCACCATCAACCTTTGACTGTACATTAACTGAACGTGTAGAGTTACCTCCCAGAGAATTAATAATTTCATCTAAAAGACTTATTGCCTGTTGAGCACCAGATACACCATGGTCGAATATGGCATCTTCTACGTGCTCTAAGTGTGTTAATTTTTCTTCTTGGAGGTAAGACTTAAAAGATTTCATATAATGATTCCATGTAAATACTCGTACTGCACTTCATATTATATTTATAATAATGAAGACCTACACTTTAAACCCTTTGAAGGCATCCTTCTGTTTCTTGCCTTTTGATATGGCAAATGAGGATTGAACTGTCTCTTTTTCATCGACTATGGCATTACCAATAATATCAGTTTGAGCATGTTGTTCAACATCATACCATCTCATCTTTGGTTTATCAATACCAATAACAAATCGTTTATTGAGGTTTTCATCTCCATAACGATTCTTCAATTGTTTGACCATTACCTGATTAAGTTCTTGTAATTCTTCAGTTTGAATTAATGCGAGGAATAAATCTGCTGTAGCAGGAAGTCCGAACGATTCAGACGTATCTTCTAGACCCATATCTGATGACGTAAACCCACCTCTATTAACCTGTGTTGCAGACCATATTGGGACGTTAAATTCGACCGCTAGACCTCGTAGTTCCTCTGCTATCGCCTTAACGTAGGTGTAACTGTTAACTGCGTTATGACCACTTAAACGTTGTGAGGCACAGATATTTAGATAGTCCACATAGATAATATCAGGAATGAAGTTCTTCTTCAAAGATAGTTCTTTAAGAAGATGTCTAAAGTGTCCGCAGTGAGCACACGCAGTCGGATACTCTTTAATGATTAATTTGCCCTTTGATTTAGATTGAATTGAATCAATCTTCTTCTGATATCTGCTATAAGACATATCAGCAAGACGGTCAACATCAATATCCATTAAGTTGGCATCAATACGTTCAGCAATTCTTTCTTCTGCCATTTCCAAAGTGATATATAATACATTCTTACCTAATGTCAAATTGGATGCTGCCATATGACACATTCCGATTGTTTTACCAACACCAGTTCCTGCCATTAATATGTTTAATGTTTTGCGAGGGATTCCACCCTTTGTAATAACATTAAGATATTCAATATCAAATGGAATACGTTCTTCTTTGCGTTGATAGAACTCAAAACGTTCATCAGCATTATCAAGAAAGTCATGACCAATATGAGTATCAAATGACACTGAGAGGGCATCCGATAACAACTCGGGAATTGAACCTTCATTGAGTTGTTTATCATCACCATCAATAATATTGATTGATTCCATAATGGCATTATAAACTGCTTTGTCTTTACAGAACTTTTCAGTTTCATCAAGTAACCACTGTTCATTTGAATCTTCTCTAGTTAACGCATTGACCATCGAAGAAGTTTCTTCAAAATCAGTAGAACTTAAATCTTCCCTTTCATTAATGGCAAGACTGATTGCTTCTTTAGACGGAACGTTGTTATATTTTGCGTAGAATTTTTGTATTTCAGTGAATGCTACTTTATCAGGTCTTGACTGGAAATATTCATCTTTTAGAAATACAATTACTCTACGTGCATAGTCTTCATTGTATATTAGATTCGATAGAATCGTAGTTTCAATACTCACAAATCCCCCATGGATTCCCGTTCCTTTGCAATATATTCTTGCAAGGCAGAATTCATTACTTTATCAACAAGTTCTTGAACTTCATTGGCATAGTCCGATGCTTGTACTTTCTCATCAACCGAACCAAATGCAAATGATATTTTATTAACATCGGATGGGTCAAGCACTACATCATAAACACCAAACTCAGAACCATCTCTTGTCCTGACGTAAAATACTCCGTCTTGAGGATTAATCATCTGTATCATTACCCATTAATGGAGTAGAACCAATGGCATATCTATCTCTTAGATAGTCTTGGAATTTCTCATTCGATACAATAGAAATCCAGAACGAACCTGTATCGGTATCTGCTTGACGAACCTTTTTAGGTTCTACTTCACCTGTTTTCATATCAACCTTTGAATACCATCCCATTGACGGTTTAGTAACAAACCCACCATCAAGTGCGACTTCAAGAAGACCAGAGTATTTCTTAATGCCACCCTTCCAAGTAACAGAAATTGGGATTTTAGATTTCTCTTTAACAAACCTTGATTTCTCAACATTAATAATAAAGTCATACCCCTCAACCTCTGTGCCTTTCTTCTGTTGACGACGACCAATAATCCAAATATTATCACTAGAATAATAAATTCCAGTCCCACCAGAAACGACTTGTCTTGAAAACATTTCTTGAGTCGCATACGTGTGGTTCACGGCAACAAGAGGAATATCTTTTAATGTAAGATATGGGGTTATCATTCGAAATAGTGATTTCAGTTGTTTTGCCCGAGTCATATCAGCAACAGATTTAGAATCCATTGCATCTTCCATTTCTTTCTTCGATGCAAGGTTTCCGATTGAGTCAATCATTACATAGACCTTATCATCTTTCTCTAAATTATCAAACTGCTTAATAA